GCAGATATTGAGGACTTTCTCAAGCTGAAGCTGAATACTGGTGAGACTGAGGAGCGCGCCCGCGATCTCTTCTACGCTCTCTGGATTTCCGATCTCTTCATGCAGCGTGTAGAGGATGATGCCCAGTGGAGTCTCTTCTGCCCCCACGAGGCTCCTGGTCTAGCAGATGTCTATGGCGATGAGTTCGATGCACTCTACACCAAATACGAGAAGGAGGGGCGTGCTCGTAAGTCCGTATCTGCCCAGAAGCTCTGGTTCAAGATTCTCGATTCCCAGATGGAGACTGGCACTCCTTACCTACTATACAAGGATCCTGCAAACAAGAAGAGTAATCAGAAGAATCTTGGCACAATCAAGTCATCTAATCTCTGCACGGAGATCATTGAGTTCTCTAGTCCAGAGGAGACTGCAGTGTGTAATCTGGCTTCTCTAGCTCTGCCTGCCTTTGTCTCAGCAGATAACAAGTCGTTTGACTTTGACAGGCTGCGGCAGGTGACGGCTTCTGTGGTGAAGGCACTCAACAAGGTGATCGACATTAACTTCTATCCGATTCCCGAGGCTAAGCGCTCAAATATGCGTCACAGGCCTATTGGCCTAGGTGTCCAGGGACTAGCAGATGTCTTTGCTAGGCTCAGGGTCCCTTGGGAGTCTCCAGAGGCGACGAGGCTAAATCAGCTCATCTTTGAGCATATTTATTATGCGGCGGTTGAGGCGAGTTCTACTCTTGCAATGACCGATGGACCGTATGAGACCTTTGAGGGATCTCCTGCATCCAAGGGTATCTTGCAGCCTGATATGTGGTCAGTGACACCAATTACAGAGACTGAGAAGACCCTGGACTGGCTCACACTGAGGACAAATGCAGCCCAAGGCCTGCGCAATTCTCTACTGGTGGCACCAATGCCTACTGCCAGCACTTCTCAGATTCTTGGTTATACTGAGTGCTTTGAGCCAATGACGTCCAATATCTATGCTCGCCGCGTTCTGGCAGGAGAGTTTGTGGTGGTCAATAAATATTTGATCGACGATCTCATGAAGCGTGGAATTTGGTCAGAGGCAGTGAAGCAGCAGATTATCGCGAGGAATGGGAGTGTCCAGGGTGTCAAGGAGATTCCAGATGATCTGCAGGCACTTTATAAGACTTCCTGGGAGATTAAGCAGCGTGTTCTTATTGACATGGCTGCACAGCGTGGTGCCTTCATTTGTCAGAGCCAGAGTCTGAATCTCTCGATTGAGAATCCCACATATGCCAAGCTTACAAGCATGCATTTCCATGCATGGAAGCAGGGACTAAAGACGGGTTGTTACTATTTGCGCACAAAGGCTCCGGTAATGGCACAGAAATTCACAGTAGATCCTCGTCTTCTGCAGGGTGGCCTGGTAGAGTCAAGAGTCGATGCTGATCTTGATGCAAGCCGTGAAGATCAGGCAGAGAGTGATTCTGACTCTGATTCTGATCTTGTAGAGCAGCTGACACCTGAGGAGAAGAAGAAGAGGGAGAGAGCTGCATTGCGTGAGCGTCTATCCAGGGAGTATGAGCAGTCCGTTAAGGAGGCAAAGGAGGCAGCAGCGTCAGGTGAGGGTTGCACAATGTGTTCATCTTAGATAGATGGAAGGAATACAGATAGATCTCTTAGAAAAGTTAGCAAATGACGATCCTGAAGTATTAAAGAAGAATTTATACAAGTCATTTTCTATGTTTAGTTTTTTATATGTGGAAGGAATGAATCTAAATTTTAAACGAGGTTGGGCTTCAAGTGTAACTGATCGTCATGGCGCCATATTTACTCCTAAGGAATCTAAACAAATAGAACATTTCTTTGGTTCTATAGTGAAGCCTTCAATTGATTTGGCAGAAAGTCAGCATGTTAAACACATCATGAAAGCAATTGAAGAACATTTTAAGGATCTTAATCTTAGGGTCAGTGAATTCTCGCGAGAATTTGGATCATTTCGTTTCTTTTACAAACAAGCTAACTCTTGCACCATTAATTTTCCAGTGCCTCTGGTAAATTCACCTTATTCCACTGTAATAAAAATCCCGGAAAAGAATACAATTCCAGTTCTAATTGATCTTATTATAGAATCAATACGGCTTATATCTTCCTTAGAGAATTCAAGAGATATTATGCAAAAGTGTTCACCGCTATTAGTGGGGCTTATAGATAGTTTAAAGGGAGATTGGAAAGAGGCATTCTTAAGCTGGTCTGAATTCTCACCAGCAGTGGCTGGATTACTTGGAAATGTCTTTCTTTCATTAATAGATTTCTCTTATCCTAATTTACATAAGTTCGCAGTTATGCACAGCAATTCTATATTCTCGGCATTCCTTTACTGGGGATTTGCTTATTTTTCGCCAGATTCTGAACGTATGATAGTTAGTAAACACTTAGATTCTTCTACCAAGGAATCTAATATATTTATTCTGAATGAGCACGAAATTAAGACTTTACATTCAATGCGTGGGTTAGAATCTTCTCCGTTAGATAGTATTCCGATTTTTCATTTACTCTTATTAAAATGATTCCTGTATCCATTTAGCTGCGATATCAATCCATCGAATAATAGTGTTTGATTTCTTCAGAGTATCTCTGAAGGCATCAAGGCTTTGCCCTGTGACTTGCACTTGCCCTTTCATAAGTTCAATAATTTTCAGCGCAATATTTGCATAGACCATCGGACTTGCATCTCCTAGATCAAACTTAATACCTTCTCTATCTTTAAAGACACCAAAGGTTGAAAGTATCGGTATAGCTCCTGTGACTAAGCTTTCTTTTACTGTAATACAATCGATTTCAGCTTCTACAGATGATAAATATAGATGAAAGTTGGACATATATTTCTCTCGCACAATTACATCTACAGGCTGGCGCCCATGATCCATCACACCCTTTGAAGCCAGTAGCGGAATCATTGCTTTTTTAAATTCATCATTCTGCACAGTATCCATTCCATAATACAAGTGGAGTTCTGCACGTGGTTCTAATTGTTTTATAATTGGCCACATATGTTGAAGAATTTGTAGAAGCCCTCGTGTATAACATGAGCAATAACAGAAACGGTAGGGATTTCTTTGTACTAAATCTGTATTTTTTTGAAATGTTTCTACGCGGACACCATTAGGGATTACAGTATAGCGGCTAGGGTCTAACTTGAATCGAAAATATTTCTCAAATAATTCTCTGTGAAAATTACTTTTAAAGAAGACCTTGGTGATTTTCTGATTATATCTGAACCACATCTCCATTAGTTCCTTTGGAAAGTTGCCATCGTGTAAATCTAGCCAAATATGTTTAGCCTTTAGTGGGAATGGTAGTGCAGTTACCATTCCATAGGTTCTCCATAGCACTACAATATCATGCACCTCATTAAATGGAAATTTCTTCCAGTCGAAATAATCAACACCCTCAATGGTGGACTCTGGAATTATACCATATACTGCAACTTTCTTACCTAGCTTTGCCCAGCTCTGTGCTAGATTCACGATGGCTTGTTCTGAACCTGTTAGTGATTTAGATGCAGGATCCCATGCTAGGCAAAATCCTCCTGCAATGTATACTATATCATAATTGCTTTTCTTCTCCTTGTAAAATAGAGCCTTATACCTACTGAAAAATGGTTCCTTAATTAAATCAGTAACTGGCCTCGTTATTTCTGTATTAGATTGCATAATCTTGCATATACCACCTGTAAGAATTTCCCGCTTATTGAATGTATTTTGTGTATGACTTGATTGAACGAGTGTCTGTTCAGGATCTAATTGAATCATTGGCTCCTTGAAATCATTAGTAAAACTAGGTTCTTCTCCACATTCCTTTGATTCATCGTGTGAGTGATTTTCCAGATATTTCTTCTTCCAAGCAAAACAACTATTAATAGAATGATTCTCACCAAATTTATTGAACTTGCAGAGTTTCTCCAGAATATAGTCATAAATATACATTGCAGAACATCCTGCTAGAAGTTTAGAAGATGCCTGTAGTTGCTCTACAGCATGCTTTACTCTAGAGGCAGGATAATAATCGTCGTCATCCATTACCACAGTAATATCTCCAGAACATGCCTTATTACCCTTGTTTCTTAGACCACCGAGTTTCTCACCAGGCTTTTTCTCCAGATATATAATTGGGCACTGTAAATCTGAAGATTCCTTCAAGGTCTTAATATTGGCTGCATTTGCAGTTGCATCCTCCTCGGACTTGCTTCCTTCCACAATTATCCATTCAATGATATGTTCATAAGTCTGTTCTTTTATTACATCCTTCAGAATATCTAGACAGGCAAACCGATTTAATTGTGTAAGGGTGACAATTGAAACGGTTGGTAGTTTTACTTTGGCCTTATTCGATTTCTCTTTAGAACCAGAGCCCATATGGGGTTTACTATGACAAACTCCTTAAACTTCTTATGTTGCCTCAACCTGAACACCCACCAGTCCATGAAGCCAGGTAATAAATTGTTTATCCCAGCCCCAGAAGCATCCTGTCTGAGCCCGTCCTGCAATTACACGACCACTTGTATTTGTTCCGTGATTCAAGGCCACCAGAATTTGCTGGGGTGGAATTTCTAGAAATCCGCTGTCACTAGGAATGAAGGCCTCGCCCTCAGACTGCTGTTGGTCAGGAAAGGGGTGCTCAATCGCATACTTTTTCCAGAAGCAGAATGACGCCTCACTCACTCTTTGGCATTGGGGAAGGGCCCAAGGGGGTGTATTTACTGCACTAATTCCCTTCTGCAGATCATACATTGCAATCATTGTGCATCCGACAACCTGGGTCTCAGGAAATGCCTGGAGCCAGGCAACACGGCGCCTGAACGAAGAGGCAGGATATACATCGTCGTCATCCATATTTACACAGATACCATGCTTTGCGTGCTGCACAGCCTTATTCCGCTTGTAGCCAATAGACCTCTTGGTAGTCATTGGAACATAGGTAATCTCAAATCCAGGTTGTCTTGCTTCAAATGCCTTAATCTTATCGAGAACTCCCTTTGACGGATCATCACTGTCTTCCACTATTACCCACTGAATCTTATCGAGGGGATAATCGGTTACTAGAAGATTTAGGAAAGCTAGATCAATAAAATTACGGCGATTATACGTTAGAGTTAAGACAGAAATTGGGGGACAATCGGCCTGTCCTAAAACAGGTGGCATCCGAGCCAGAGGCTCTGCTTTATTCAGTAACCTGCTTACGTTGCCTTGAACAATACGCTTAAATTCATTCCATCTTGATTCGGAATTCTCTACTTGATGCTCACCACTAGGTATTGCCTGAAGTGCAAACTTGATATTTTCCGTCGTTACAGAAGAAAAATCTGCTAAAAAACCAACATGGTTTTTTCCTTCTTTTACACAGGGTGTTTCTATAAATTTAACGTAATCATATTCGGCAGAACCGTAATATTCCTTGTAAACTGGCAATGTATTTAAAATAATCGCCGCAGACCTAGCCTCCGCCTGGGCTGCAGTAAAGCCAAATCCTTCTGCAGCACTAATACAGACATGGGTTGCGGAGTTTCGGTTTAACTGTTCCAGTTCATGAGACTCTAGAAACCCCCTCTTTATTGTGACGGATGGAGGAAAGGATCCAGGGAGTTCTGACTCATCCAGTGTTGTTGTAACAGTTAAGGGGAAATCTGAAGGCCAAATTGGTAAGAGCGCTCTAGCTGCAATATGCTTATTTTGAGATGCGCCTAGAACCCATAAGGCCTGTCTGAGGCCAAGGGCTGACTGATTTATTGGCTTCAGAGGTCCCCGCACCGCCCAGGGAATGTGTCTAGCCTTTGACCCGAATTCCTCCACGCGGCTCATTTCCTTTACCCAGACTTGACTAAAGCGCTCACATAGAGGGAGCCAATTGGGTGAGCACCATTCAGGATTTACCATCCAGATATGCGTCGAGGCCCAAGGAAACCATACCGGATGTGGAACCTCAAGATGAATTACTATATCGGCAGGGCTAGGTGGTTGAAGTGGATCTAATCTGACAAACTCAACTGGACCAAGATCAAAGCTTGTTTGCAATTCAAGTGCACTTTGAATTAGCGCTGCATCCTGACTGAGGCCGAAGGTATTTGACTGATTCCATAGTAAAACTATACGAGGCATATAAGTATACAAAATAATATATGTTTAGATACTAGAATAATGGCATTAAGAAAAGTAATTCTACAAGTATATTCTGGAAATGAACCATTTGGATTCAATGACTTTGTTCGAGGAACCTTGCGACTTTTTAATTATGCAATCGATAATAATATTGATGTTAAGGTAAATATTTCAGGTGCTGAATTTGAGCCATGTATGATTGTAAAAAATTATAACTATGATTCTGCAAATATTCGACCAAAGATTTATCATATGGATGTAGATCAGGCTACGTTAATAAAGGATTTAGATGACTTTTTATTATCGACAGATCCAATCTTTGTATTATCATCGAATGTATGGTTAGACCGTTGTGATATTTATAATATGTCCTTTGTAGCATTTGATACTGCAGTTCGGTTTAGAGATTTCTTATATGCAGCAGCAGCAGAGAAAGTCGCTGCGAATTTATTACATAGACCAGGTGGTGCATCAGATAATTTGCTCTATGGGTATACCATTGTATATGTGAATAGAGGGGATTTTAACTTTAAAAGCACTGCACGAAATATTGCGTCTCTTGCCAGACAAATTCGTCTAAATATAGATTTAAATAAGGATATAATGGTATTCTCTAATAGTATACAACTACGGAAAATATTATCGCAATATATTGAAATGAATTCAGCCGCAGTTCAGACAATAGATGAATCTGAAATTGATATTAGTGTAGTAGAAAGCTTTCCAACCATTCAGGATATTATTATTGATTATATAATATTAATGAAATCTAAGAAGATTTTTAGATTCACTGATACTTCAATGAAAACAGGTCATAATGTGAGATATGGGACCAAGGAGGATGTGTTAACCAATGTATACGAGACAGCCTTTGATATTAATAATATTATAGGAAATCTCGAAATTACAACGGTGCCTCTTTACCATATAACATATACAATTGCAGGCTGCGCAGGTCCAGTAAATCCTGCACGGTTTGCCTTCCAAAATGCAATTCGTGTTGATGCATCTGGTAATCCTAGATCACATTCAACTATTCCTCAACCAGGTGTTTCGACAGATTCTTCTGGAAATTATATTTCACAATTAAATAACCCGTCAGGTGTTACAATGGATTTATCTGGTAATCTGTATATTGCCGATACAGGAAATAATCGTATTTGTATGTTAGACCCATCTGGAAATTTTTCAACCTATGCTGGTTCAACAACTGGCGCAGCAGGATATGTTGATAGTGGTTCAACGGGGTCACTGTTTAATGGTCCTACATCGATTGTTGCAGATAAGTTTGGCAGAATATTTGTAGCAGACACTGGAAATAATGCAATTAGAGTAATTCAAAGGCAGGATGTATATGATACTTCGCAAAATATCATACAAACACATAAGCTAGTAGTAACTCTTGTAGGGGGTGGATCTACTCTAGCAGGATCTGCAGTAGGTAAGGCAAATGTATTGAATATGCCACAAGGACTTGCTCTGGATTCAGTGGGTTGTGTATATATTTCTGATACTGGTAATCACAGAATCTGCAAGGTTACAGCAGGTGGTGAACTAATAACACTAGCTGGAACAACTACCCTAGATGGAAGCCTTACATACTTAAGTGGGTTTATAAATGGAAAAGGAAATAATGCATCATTTCATTCACCAACTGGATTAACAGTAGATGTTATAGGAAATGTATTTGTAGCAGATACAGGAAATAATGTTATACGTAGAGTTACACAGGGCGGTAATGTTAGCACTGTAGCAGGTAGTGGGCATCCATTTTACAAGGAGGGTAGGCGTCAGCAAGCTAGTTTTAAGAGACCGCAAGGCATTACAGTTGACTTGCAGAATATCTTGTATATCAGCGACACTGGAAATAATATGATACGTCGTATAACTACCGATGGCGATGTGCTACCAGTTGTTGGTGCACCCGATCAGAAAACAGGTGCAATTGATGGATATGGGGCAATTGATCCTACGCGAGCCTTAGTTTCATTTAATAAGAGGGCGACCTTTAATTCTCCTGCTCAGCTTATTATAAACCCATTAAGGCAGCTGATTGTTGCTGATCCACTAAATAATACGGTGAGAAGAATTGACACAGTATTTTCTACACCGACAAAAATAAAGCCGATTGCAATGCAGTCGATAAAGGTATCTCATGCACCAGGTGTTGGATTAACACTAGGCCCGACCTTATCAGCCTCTCCGCCTCATCCAGATTCTATTACATATGGTCACCGTAGAGGCGGTAGGTAAAAATACTAGAATATATTAGGATGTCATTAGACAGTAATAAAATAAGAAATTTAGGATATATCGCATGGAAAAATGATTTATCCTGGATTGAAACTCAGAAAGGTAGGCGATGGGATAAGCTAATTGCAGAGGAAAATAGACGATTCAGGAATCGTCTTAGTTTAATTAAGCCTCTGGTAAAGAAAATGGAATCTGAATTAGAGGGAGATGCTAGCGACTATACAAGTGAGCCATATACCTTAGGTCAATGGAAAATCGAGGGTGATGAATATAGACATGAGGAAACATGGAAGCATATAGGCTCAGGGTTTTCTTGTATGTGTTTTGATGCAGATTTTTCTGAAGATTTCTTCGTGGCGGCAGTTGGAATCCCAGGTGGATATGAGCGTTTTACAGTTGAGATTTTTTCAGTAAAAGGCCCTAAGCCAACACATCTTAAGACAATTTCTAACACAGGTAAAAATGTAGCTATTTTTAGAGGTGATATATATTTCTTACATTCTGAGAAACCCTTGAGGTATTCTAGTTTATGTAAATGGACCGGTAAGGAGATAATTACTTTGTTTCATTTAGAAAATCTGGAAGAAAATTTAGAGCTTGAACGAGGAGAAGATGGATCTGTTTATGTAATAAAGGGGGATTATACACAGAAATCATATTCATTGGTAAATGAAATTAAGTGGTTAAGAAATCCACATTTAGAATCGTGCATTGTTTCTGATACCCTTGAATTACCTGGAATTAAAGGAACCATTGAATCCTTTTCCTTAAAGGGTGACTGGACAGTTACTATTTCCAGAGGAATTCGAACCCTATGGAAAGGAACGAAGGCAATTGTCTGGGTATGGGGAGAAATATCATCTGATTCCAGAAACCCATACAGGCTAGATATTTCAGATGTGCGGTATGAGCCATATAGTATCATATTACCTCAGTGGAAACTGACAAATCCAAGGGCTGTTCAATTCCCTTGCTCATATTACGATACTCATCTTCCAGTATTTGTGGTTCACCCTAAGCACGTAGGAAAAGATAGAGCTGCAGAAGTAAGAGGTCTCTTAGTTATAGCATACGGTGCATATGGTATGCCAACTGAGATTACTTCACTTATAGATAAATGGAAACCGCTTTTACTAAGGGGGTGGATGATTGCGGCTGCTGAGGTTCCAGGGGGTGGTGATGATACTAAAGAATGGATTAAAAAAGGTCAGAGGTTAAATCGTATCTATTCCATTGATTTACTTGCTAAAACAATTAAAAGTTTGCAAGAAGAGCATGGTATTTCATCTGCTAATACGGCACTACATGGTCGTTCAGCAGGTGGACTTTTAATGTCAAGTGTTGCAATAAGATACCCCGGATTGGTTAGTTCTCTTTATATAGAATCACCATATGTTGATATCTTGAGAACTATAACGAATCCCAAGTTGCCTTTAACAACGCTAGAAACTTCTGAATTTGGAACTTCGGCGGCTGACTTTATTGCAACGGCAGACTGGAGTCCAATGGAACATATTCCCGAAGAGGGTATACCAGACTTACTTGTTATAGCTAGAACTGATTTGGCTGATTTACAAGTCATGCCTTATGAACCTCTTAAATTTATTCAACGGCTTCGTGGTTCTAGCTTGGATTTGGAAAAGGGGGCTGAAAAACTTATTTATGTGCATCGGGGACGGGGTCATCATACTACTCGTCTGAAGAGTAGGGCTGAAGACCTGGCTATTTTAGAATCTTCCGGTGCGCGTATAAAAAATCTAGGGTATAAGTATAAAATGAACGCTCCTCCCAACATGCCCAAGCCCCAAATGATGGGTGGTCGTCGCCGTCGTTCTCGCAATGTCACTCGCACCCGCCGCGGTCGCAAGAACGCCAAGAACGTAACTGGCAATGGTAAGAACAATAATAATAAGAATAACAGTGCCACGATGGGTGGTCGCCGCCGCAAGAACCGCAACGCCACCCGTCGCGGTCGCCGTGGAACCCGCAAGCACTAAGCGTCTATAAATAAGTTAAATCCTTGATTTCGTATAATCTAAGATTTCACTTTTTAAAGCTAAAGCCAATTACGAATAAACTGCTTTCGATGTTGTTCATGGGCCCCATGCGCCTTGAGGCCTTCTCTGTGCTTTGCAGTGCCATATCCCTTATTTTTCAGAAGATCATATCGTGCGGCAATAGCCTTATTTTCTTCCGAAGCTGCCACCCATTCTTTGACATACGTATCTTTTGCTACCTTTGCCAAGATAGAAGCTGCAGCAATAGGCAAGTAAAGTCCATCACCTCCAGGAATACACTGGTATTTTACATCTCCGTATGTATTGTCATGAGGAAGACCTAGAACTCCGTCAATAAGAAGTAAGTCAGGCTTGAGTCCTCGTGAGCATGCACCTATAGCTCTTCTGAAGGCTTCCTGATTTGCCCAGGTCATTCCTTTCTCATCAATCTCGCTCGCAGTCACTTGGCCTATACCCCAGTCCATTGCACACCCTTTAATACTTGCAGCGATTGCATCACGCTTCTTCTCAGATATCTTCTTACTATCGTTGATTAATGGTGCAACCTCCCTATGCTTATCAGTCCATTCCTCTTCTGGAGCCCATATAACAGCTCCGGCGTAAATAGGCCCCCAGAAGCAACCACGTCCTGCTTCATCAATACCTACTTCAATAGCTTCTCCTAGAGAAAAGGTAGTTTTCATTTTATACTATTAACTATTTTGTATATAGTATCAATTTTCAATCTAACTATGACTTAGATGAAGGCAACACAGATATTATATTTGGTTCTAATTGCAGGTATAATATATTGGATTGTTACTAGCACACACTTACTCGATTTTGAAAGCGAGGGATTTGAAAATGTAAAGCCCTTTCCAAAGTCAGAACCAGCCATACCCAAGGTTCTTTCACCTACAAGTATTAAAATGGAAGCAATGCCGAATCCGTCAACCTTAGATGCACTACCCTTTGGTCCTTATGCACAAATGGCTTCTACGGGCTCATATCAATTTAAGGATCCTGCTATGTTGCCAGCAGGTCTATCGCAGTTGAAGAAACTTGATGCAGATATACGCTCATTCTTAGTCTTCGAGGGTGTAAGTCTGGCAGATACAAGCGATCCATCAATTCAACTTCCTCTAACTCAGTTACGGGCAGATAGTCAGAAGCTGCAGTCTGAGATTACTGTATTAGATAAGAATCCAGGTGTAGATTCACAGCTTACTCAACAGGATCTTGGTGATATGGAGGGCTCTCTTAGTTTCTTACAGAGAAAGGTGAGACTTTTTGAAACTGCAGGGCTTGTAACTGAGGGATTTGTTGGAGGGCCAGGGGCAGGGGCAGGGGGTGGGACACTAGGAGGGGTAGCAGCAGGAGCAGGGGCAGCGAATAGAGTAGGGGCAGGGGCCACCGCACCGGCAGTAACTGTAGTAGGAGGACCAACAGGAGTAGGAGGGCCTGCAGGAGTAGCAGCAGGAGCAGGGGCAGCAGGAGCAGGGGCAGCAGGGGCAGCAGGGGCAGCAGGGGCAGCAGGAATGCTAGGAGGATCAAGACCAGGGCCAGGACCAACCGTAGCGGCAGGAACAGGCCCAGCAGGACCATCAGGAATGACGGGGGCAGGGGCAGCAGGAATGGCAGGGGCAGCAGGAATGGTAGGAGCAGGTCTAAAATTAGGAGGACTAGGAGCAACTGCAGCAACTGCAACCCCTGAGGCCACCGCTAATTCAGGAAAAACAAGAGCAACGTTTGCTGACCTGGTTGCCTTTCAGAAACGTATATATTCTGCCATTTTAACCTTATCCGCCAGTGGGACAACTGACCCAGTTGTCCAAGCTAGAATTAAAGCATTGCAAGATATGTATACTGACGTTACTGATATGATAATTAAGTTAAATAAAGGAACAATGAAGCCAGATGAAATTCCACTATATAAAAACGATATTAATGCAATTCTACCAAAGCTTGCAAATCCATCGCAAAGTATAAATAAGGTGTTTAACCAGCCAAGTGGAAAGAAATTAAGCCCTATTGAGCAAGAATTGTCCACTCTGGTTGGTGAAGAACATGCTACTTCTGTATTTAATAATTTGAAAGATAAGGGAATGTTCCGTGTTACGGTAGACCTTGGATATAATGTTCATGGTTCAAATGGTTCTGTATTATCACAGACGGCACAATTGCAGCCAAATGGGAAAATGTTACCAGTAGGTGCAGCACAGCAACCAGGTGCAGCGCAGCAACAAGCTAAACCGCAGCCAGGTTATCCACGCCAACAAGGGCCTGTTGCACCAATGGGTGTAGATTTACCCTTTGATAATTCTGTATCTGGAATGGATGATAGAGCTGCATCTAAAAGCGGAAATAAACCATCTAAATTCGACTGGAAAAAACGTGCAACATCTATCTGTGAACAGGTGAAGCTAAGAGGCTTAGAACCTCTGGATTTCGGATGTATTGCCAAGGATTCTCTAATGTCACCTGCATATTCATGGCGTGGTCACTCTAAGATGATATGTGGTCGTTTAGCTGCAACAATGGATCCAGGTCTACCAGTTACATGCGGTTGCCCTCCATCTAATTGGAAGGGGTGGACTCTCTAAACATAAATAGTATTTCATTATGTTAGAAGGAGTGATGAACTTCACTTGGACACATATGATAATTGTTGGAATAGTTGCGTTAGTTCTAGGAGGTGCAGGTGTTTCTGCTTTTGCCCTTACACCATCAGGATTTAGAAATGAAGAAGGTATGTTTATTCGAGTAGGCGGCTTTAGGGAAGGTTTTCAAGATTCCCCGGTCTGTAATTCATGCAATATGCCCAAGCCCTCTTGTGCGTGTAGAAGAAAGAAGAGATGCGGTGGCTGCAATAAGCCTCCATCTTCATGCTCATGTGGTTCAGGCTCTTCTAAATGCCCTCCTATTGCCCCCTGCCCGCGCACAATGGAGCCAGATTTAAGCAAGTATATTCTCAAGTCTCAGGTACCATCTTGCAATAAGGCAACTCTTCCTGAAATGACTAATTACATGCTAAAGACAGAATGCCCTCCAGTTCCTGATTTAAGTAAGTATGTTCTTAAGAGTAGCATTCCTAAGCCTCAACCGGTGATTATAGATAATAGCAAGTGCAATTCATCTGCTGCAGGTGAGTGCCCACCATGCCCTCGCCCCAGGTGTCCCGTGGTAAAGTGCCCTCCTCCTACGAAGTGCCCTACTCCGGCTCCATGCCCAAGAGCGGTGTGCCCTCCTACAGTTGTGAAATGTAAGTCTGAAGAGTCAAGTCAGCCCACAGTGCGTCCATTTCTAGCACCCTTGAATATGAGTGGGTTTGGTTTAGCTTAAAATCTACAAATGTGAATTATATAACTATTATATACTTTAGTATATAATATTTATAGATAATAGTAATGGTGGCATATAATTATAAAGATCCACAGAAAAGGGCCACGCCGTTCACTAGAAAAACTCCTAGAAAGTCTCTTCTAACATTTAGGGGTATAACTAAGAAAGTAAGAAAATTTAGAAAGAATAATATTCCCAAGCAAATTGTTATAAATACTTCTAGCGGTAAACCGACAAAGGCCAAGGCAAAGGCAAAGGCTGCACCATCTGCACCCCGTGTATCTCGTGTATCACGTGCAATGACTAATGGTACAACAAGGCGTATGACAGAAGTAGAGAGATTACAGAAAAATGCTGACAAATTAGTTAAAACAGTTAAAGCAAGAACACGTGGTCAGCAGAAAATAGCGGAACAGAGAGAACGTGAGGAATTACAAGGTCAAATAGCCGCATCTCAACACGCAGCTCAACAGGCCGCAGCTCAACAAGCTGCAGCTCAACAGGCCGCGGCTCAACTAGCCGCAGCTCAACTAGCTGCCGCTCAACAAGCCGCAGCCCAGCAAGCTGCAGCTCAAGAAGCAGCCGCTGAACAAGCCGCAGCTCAACTAGCCACACTTCAATTAGCCGCATCTCGACAAGCCGCGCCTCAACCACACGCAAATAATAATATAAATGCATTAACCGGTAGCATTGCAGGTTTAACATTTCGAAGATGAAGATGACTACGTGGTTTTGGTCAATAATACCTAGAATATATCTAAGGCTTGCCTTCTAACAAAAGATATTTCTCTTATAAAATATTTACTATTAATAATTAGTAGTAAATGTCCTATAATACCTCACATTCTATAAAGCCTTTTACTAGAAAAATATACAGAAGAAATGCAACCTTAAGTCCTCCAGTAAGGACACTAGGGACTAGACGGAAGGGTGTTTATCATACTGTGAGGCGAAATACAGTGGTTCCAGTAAATAATAATTCACGCAGAGTAAAACCCACGGCGCTTAGTGAAAATGAAACAAGGAATCTTAAGAAGGCTAAGAAAAGGGCTAAAGAATGGAGGGATATAGTTGCAGTAATTAATGATCTTGATTTACTTGAACTTACAGGTGTATATCTAGACGAAAACGGAAAAATTGTTAGTATCGAAGGGGAAATTACAGATGCTGAATATAATCAACTTATTGAAGAACTCGAGACTAGATTCGATCCTAATAATGATGGGTATGAACAAAAAATAATTAAGAAGGCAATCCGGTTCGTAGAAAAGCAGCGTGTTGCCCATATGCGTGCAGTTCAGAATGCAGCAGAAATGAATTCTTTAGGAGCAATGATGACAAGGGCCCGTGTATGAGCAGTGGATTTAAACAATTACCTCTATCTTATTCTATAAGATGCAGATTTTTGTAAAGACACTAACCGGCAAAACAATCACCCTAGACGTGGAGTCCTCTGATACTATTGAAGGTGTGAAGGCAAAGCTTCAGGATAAAGAGGGCATTCCTCCAGACCAGCAGCGGCTCATCTTTGCTGGAAAGCAGCTAGAGGATGGTCGCACTCTTTCCGATTATAATATTCAGAAGGAGTCTACTCTACATTTAGTTCTGAGGCTACGTGGCGGCCTTTAATCTAGTATAAAGTAGCAATGAGCATACCCATTTTTACGATTCCACAATACCCCCCAAATTTTACTCCGATCGGATCTGTATTTGTTCATCATGTAATTTCAGTAAAGGCTCCTACTAAAGGTGTGTTTAATTATGCAGGGGCTCCAAATACTCCAAGTAATAATCTAGAAAAACAAGTTGAACTTGTAAGAGGAGAATTATTAAAGAAATTAAAAGAAGATGCGCGGAAAAAAGATTCTAGTGTAAGTGCACTGGTTGATGTTAAGGTTAATATATCAGTTTTTGGAGAGTCATCTTTATTAGGTCAAGCAAGTGCTACCGTTTTAATTAAAAAGCCCCCCACACAAAATAAAAATAGCCCAATGAGGCCGAATAGCCCAATCAGGCCGAATAGCCCAATGAGGCCGAATAGCCCAGTAAGGCAAAATAACCCAATGGCTCCATTAGTAAGCCAGAATAGCCCAATGAGGCCGAATAGCCCAGTAAGACAAAATAACCCAGTGGCTCCATTAGTAAGCCAGAATAGTCCACTAGGCCCACAAGGCCCACAAGGTCCACTAGGTCCACAAGGCCCACAAGGCCCACAGGGTCCACTAGGCCCAGTGGCACAACAAGGCGGTCGTAAGAAATATGTATCTAAACTTGGAAAATCTCGCAAAAATCGCATATAATCTGCTCATTTGATAGATGGATACCCGTTTTTGGGGACCCTCCGGATGGAGATTATTACATACAATAACATTCGCCTACATACCTCGTACTGATAAAGTAGCAGTAAGAGAAATGTTTAAGATGCTGCCATTTGTCTTACCATGTAAATACTGCCGAACATCGCTCACAGAATATATGGAGCGCCATAGCTTAGATGATGCACTAGAATCCCGTGATAAGCTAACGAGGTGGCTTTGGAAGATACACAATGAAGTAAATTCGAAGCTAAGAAATCAGAATCTTCAACAAACACCTGATCCTCCTTTTGAAGATGTTGAGCATTTTTATAAACAACTCTTATCTACGGGATGTTCTCGAACAGAATTCCCAGGATGGGATTTCCTCTTTTCAATTGCAGATCTTCATCCCTATTCTAAATCAGCTCGCACATCAGTTCCTATAGCTAAGCCCGGCTCTCAGTGTGCCGCCATAAGAACTATGGAAGAAAAGAATAAATGGAATTGTTTAACACCTGAAGAACGTTTACCATTTTATTCTGCATTCTGGAGAAGCCTTGGCCTTGTTTTACCCTTTAAGGAGTGGCGTGAATCGTGGATAAGACATTCTATGCAGGGAACCCAAGAGTCAAGAGCTTCTACAATAAAATGGCTCTGGAATATACGTTGCAATATGGAAACTGATCTAGAATTATTAAATCGTTGTAATTATTCTTCTTTATGTAAGGCCTTAACAATACACCGAAGTGATTGTAGTAAAAAGTTAAGAGGAAAGACATGCAGAAAAAGAAGAACTTAATAGACAGATATGGAAGAGGTTACACTCTTAGGTTTAACAGGAATTCAATGGATTGTTATAATATTACTTACCTTTGGTATAATAAATTATTTATGGTTGGTATTTGATTCACAAAGCGGTTACAAGGATTCTGGATTAACTGAAGGATTTAAATCTGGCGCTACAAGTGAATCTGAAAAATCAATGGTAACGTGGTTTGAGAATGATGAATTATTCGATGATTTTTATGTATCGGTATATGATAATTTAACTCAATTATCAAATCGTTTTCCTCAAGAGGTTGCATTGACAGTGAATCAATGGAAGAAATTAGCTAAAACTGATGCAATGGATATTTTAGATTGCGGATGTGGTTCTGGAATCGCTACGGTGCTTTTTGCAAAAATGGGAGCAAACTCAGTCGTGGGCCTTGATAAGAGTGAGTCTATGCTCCGGCGAGCAAGGACCGTTACACTACCTTCGGCTAAATTAACTAATGAACAGCGCGAGTCAGTCACATTTTTAAAGGGGGATATGAATCAACAGTTTACCTTTTCAGGTGGTCAGTTTTCTCATGCGGCACTCTTATTCTTTACAGTATATTATTCAAATGATGTTATTGGACTCTTTAGAAATCTATTTCACTGGATTCGCCCAGGTGGTCAATTAGCCATTGAGGTAGTAAATAAGTATAAGTTTGACCCATTATTGGAGTCTGCATCCCCATTTGTTGGAACAACCATTCAGAAATATTCCAAGGAGCGTGTGACTAAGAGTAAGGTGGAGTTTGACAAGTTTTCCTACGAAGCCGAGTTCGATCTACAAGATCCAACTGCAGAATTTCGTGAAGTATTTCGTTTTAAGGATAAGTCAGTGCGAAGGCAACGTCACACTCTAAATATGCGTGATATTAAGGATTTAGTGCATCTTGCACAGACAACTGGGTGGAATTATACTGGTTATGTTGATTTATTAACCGCTGGGTTTGAATATGCATATGTTTTGATCTTTACTCACCCTTAGAACCTCCTTTGTTTTAAATTTGCAACAAGTGCAGCCGCAGCTGCTCTTGCTGCCTCATTACGTTCGGCAACAGATAGATTACTAGGGGTCCTTGAAGATAACTTCTGTAAATTACTAGAATGTGCTGGCATTAGATTTACCATGAAATTAGTGTGAGCTACCTGCTGTATTTGTCTAACTGGTATAACAGGTGTAACCTTCACCACAGGTGTAGCCAAAGGTGTAGCCAAAGCTGCAGCCACGGGTGCAGCCACAGGTGTAGCCAAAGGTGTAGCCACGGGTGCAGGTGTAGCCAAAGGTTTAGCCACAGGTGCAGGTGTAGCCAAAGGTGTAGCCACAGGTGCAGGTGTAGCCACAGGTGCAGCCACAGGTTTAGCCACAGGTTTAGCCACAGGTTTAGCCACAGGTTTAGCCACAGGTGCAGCCACAGGTGCAGCCACAGGTTTAGCTACAGGTTTAGCTACAGGTGCAGCCACAGGTTTAGCTACAGGAGCAGCCACAGGTTTAGCTACAGGAGCAGCTACAGGTTTAGCTACAGGTTTAGCTACAGGAGTAGCTACAGGAGCAGCAGCCACAGGAGCAACAGCCACAGGTTTAGCTACAGGAGCAGCAGCCACAGGAGCAGCCACAGGAGCAGCAACAGGAGCAGCCACAGGAGCAGCAACAGGAGCAGCCACAGGAGAAGCCACAGGAGCAGCCACAGGAGCAGCCACATGAGCAGCCGCCACAGGAGCAGCAACAGGAGCAGCCACAGGAGCATCAATCGAAGGCGTTTCTGCAATCACAGGGACGATCGCGGCTATTACATCTACTAAATTAATTGAATCAACCGGAGTTTCTTGCATTGCAGGTGCCTCAACAGCGGCAGGAACCTCAGCAGGAATCTCTACAGGGGCAGGAACTTCAACTGGAGCCTCTACAGGGGCAGCAGGAACCTCAACTGGAACAGGTGCCACAGCAGGAACCTCAACTGGAGCAGGAACCTCAACAGGTGCAGCAGCTGCTTCTACAGGTGCAGCAGCTGCTTCAACTGGAGCCTCAACTGGTGCCTCAACTGGAGCAGGAGCCTCAACTGGAGCCTCAACTGGAGCAGGAGCCTCAACAGGAACCTCGACTGGAGCAGGAGCCTCAACTGGAATCTCAACTGGAGCAGGAGCCTCAACAGGAACCTCAGCAGGAGCCTCTACAGGGGCAGCAGGTGCTTCAACTGGAGCATCTACAGGGGCAGCAGGAACCTCAGCAGGTGCTTCAACTGGAGCATCTACAGGGGCAGCAGGAACCTCAGCAGGTGCTTCAATAGGGGCAGCAGGTGCTTCAACTGGAGCAGCAGGAACCTCAGCAGGAACCTCAGCAGGAACCTCAACAGGAACCTCAGCAGGAACCTCAGCAGGGGCAGCAGGTGCCTCAACTGGTTCCTCCTGCGGTTCTACCCACTTTTCAACTATCTTTTCAATGCCAGGTGCAGGATCATCACCAAATAATTCATTTGAAACATGATATTCACCTGCACTTAATGTCTTATATACCCAATTAATACTATTCTCACCGTAACGTAGTTTAGTCTCAACATCTAAACGTATCATCTCATTTTCCTTACTATATTCTACCCATTTTCCATTTACCGGGGCGCTCGTGTTATCCATCCTTTTATACAGTATACTAGAAAATAAAGGGGTCTAAATGAAGATTTTGTCTATATATAGATGGCAGATCTCTCGCCACCATTTGATGTATTTCAACCAGGATTACTTAGAGGTCAAGAATTTCTTCCTTATGACCCTTCAAAAGGCTATTTTTATGTAGAGCATCCCACAGAGGGCTGGAGAGTTTTTTTACGAGCAATTTGTTTTATTCATGAGGAGGGCGCCCTATATGATCCTAAGCGTTTTTTAGTAGTGAAACGCACTGGTGCACATGAGGCAGGGAAGTCATGGGAACCCCCAAAGGGTCAGATGGAAGGTAAGGATGCACTGAAACATCCGCGAACTTCAGTCCTTGAACTATTGAAACAGTGCGTCCGACGAGAAGTAGAGGAGGAGGCACATATTAATAAATTAAATAACCTGGAACATACAGGCCTCGTTTTACAAGCGATTGAACCAGATTTTAAGCCAAATACATATTTTCATTATCATATTTTCAGAGCTCAGGCGCCGGTGAAATCGATTCAACGGGGCCTCAACTGGTTCACATGGCTCAAGGCACATCCACGTTTCTTTGCGCGAATGAAGCGTGATAAAAAAGAAAAGGATGCACTAACCTGGTTTGATCCTGCCGAAACAAAACTCATGGGTCGTTGGTCTCCAAAATTAGTTCCAATGTATATTGGGCATTATTTTCTAAGTAATTAGTAAAGATGAATGGTTCAGCAGGTGGAATATTTGCAGCTGACATATTTACAGCAATGTTTGCTTTATTTATACTTGTATTTTTAATATTTTTTATATACCTCTTCGTTATAACAGTAATTGCACTTCCTGATAGTAAAAACAGTTCGAGAAATAATCCCATTGCTGCATTAATATTTTTACTATTTGTTATTATAATACTCGTATGGTTTTTTTCGTATACTATATCTTTTCAATTTTCAAGTAAATCTAGTAATTACGGCCAGCAAGCAAAATGGTCAAGATAATCCTAGAGTAACCAATACTAATGTTATTGCTAGATAATTCGGATTTACAGGGCAAGCATCTCTAGCTCTGTGCGTCTCTTGCGCTTCTGCTGCGGTGGCTGTGGCTTCGCCTGTTGCGGTGGCTGAGCCTGAGCCTGAGCCTGAGCCTGTGTCACAATCACATTCTCTGGAATACGATTGCGCATTTGATCAAGGCAGTAATCCTGCATAAGAAGCCTCATCTCTCTGCTCTCCCTATCAAGCTTATCCATCTCCTCTACAGTTGCCATGAAGTCATTTACACTCCTCGGCTCATTACTAAGAAGGGTTGATTGCTTCTCATAATACTTCTCAATACGATTCAGTCTATTTTCCTGAAGATATGTATTTACCTCCTTATTATCAAGTCCAGTTACAGGAGTATCTGTTAGCAAGCTAGTAACAGATAGCATTAGCTTGTTTATAGTAATTGCTGGAGACCAGGTAGTATAGAGAATATCCATACATACATCGCCATTTCGCAGAATATTCTCACACTTAACCTTACTATTAAACCGCACAGTTGGTGGCTTGAAAGGATGATTCTCTGAACATGTGATAGTCAGATAATAATTCTTACCAGTATGCTGTGCACCAGGGAGATTATGAATCACACCCTCCCATACAAGAAATGACTCGTCCATTGGCCATACACGAAAGTATGGAGATGGCTCCTTCATGCACTCTTGAAGCTCTCGTGCAAGTCTCTTTCTTAGTCCCGCCATGGATATAGTTATATACAAGGACAAATAAAAAATCAATTTTTATCCCTATAAACGCCTTAACACTCTGTGCTGTAAGTCTAGGCATACGCCTTCATATCAATCTTCAGACGATGCTTTGCAGCATAATTAGCAGCCCATGTTACACCCTTCTCCAAATACTCCTGGTCTCCATCATTCAGATACTTATTGCGAAGAAATCGCATGGTCCGTCGCTGCCCTACCTCAATACACTGGTTAAATAGAATATCATCAAGCCCTGGCCTTACCGCATCTGCACTACACTTATACTCAACATACTCCTGCTGTAGCTTCTTACACATCTTCTGCCACTCATCTACATCCTTAGCACTTGCTTTCTTGTAACCCTTCTCATCAGGCTTCTTCTTAGAATTCTCAATGTCAGTGATAATCTTATCCATGACCTTGCGATTCTCTTTCATCCTGTTATTCATTAAGTTCAGATGATCTTGCAGCTTTCCAGCGATTGTATCATATGATGACTTATCACACTCCTTATACATATCATTGTAGCCTCTGCTGAGCTTGTCACTCATGATTTCCTCTACGAGGAAAGCATACTTTGGCTCTGGAATTGTCTGAAGAATACACTCATTTCTATCCATTATTGCCGTGTAATCAAAAATACTGGGCACTTGTTCAATTTTTACTTTACATAAGTCTATATCTTCTCTAGACGGCTACCCTTTACTTCTGCTAGTTGCTTAGTTAGTTGCTCCTTTCCAGTTGCCTTATAATCAAAGGTGCAAGAATGAGCTGCCGAGAAACGATGGGCGGCGCAATAGAATTGCTTGCACTTACAGGCAAAGTCAGTAAGCACTAGCTTCTTGTTACACTCGGCATGCTGGCATCGCTTGGGTCTCTTCGCCTCCTCTTTTGGCTCCTCCTTTACTGGTGTAGGCTCCTCTTCAATAAATGTAGTATCTAATGCAGTAAGTTTAAGTGCCTGCATATAATACTTGAGGCGCTCTTCAGATGACATCTACTATATCCGGTATTGCGTTTTATTACGGTCGCCGTATTTCAATTTTACTATAGGTAACCTATTATACAATGTTTTGGAAAGGAAAGGTATCTATCTTCAAACAACTAACTGCTTATGTGAAGCAAGGAGATGTGAGCTTTATAGATGTTGAAGCCCCTGAACTTCCTTCGGAACGAAGGATGACACCTGGTAAATGCAAGATATCTATATCGAAGCTTGAAGATGTAGTTGGTATCAGTAAGCTTTTGAATGAATGGTTTAAGGATCCTAATGCAAGAGCAATGGCTGCCGTTACACCAGAATGGGTCCGATCTTCTTATTTAGAAAATCAGGCAATCTGGGTCGTTGCTAAGGATTCTGGAGGTACCATACGAGGATGTGTGGCAAGTTTTATTACTGTTGCACCTTATCCTAATTCCTTGGGCGGATGTGGAAAGATGCACCCTTGGGGCATAGTTGAGTGGTTCTGTGTGCATCCTATATGGAGAAGTAAGGGTATAGGCTCAGCCTTACTAGAGACTTTGGATTTAATTACATATAGGCTTGGAAGAAAGGCTCATATATTTTTGAAGGAGGGTAATCCTCTGCCCTTACCGCATGTTCCTATATATTTTACTTGGCTCAAGTGCAGAAAGGCGGGAAACCCAGAGGTAAAAAGAATGTCGGAAAATAGTGGCCTAATAGTCTATCCGTATTGTGAGATTGAACGGGAGTCAGGAATTCCGCTAATTCGCGTAGAAGGCCTTCGCGATAAGGGAGATCTTAAGGAATGGGAGGATGCTCTCGATTCGCAGCTACCGGTTAGCTGGGTGTTTGTTTCAGGTTCTTATATTGTAGATGACAAGAGAGGCTGGGAGACAGACTCACTTGTATCTATGTATGCATTCAGATGGTCTCCAGGGAAGTGGTTAGGTTCTGTTCCGGATATTTCAATTATATGAGCCTTCTTCCGCCACCTTGGGGTGGGCCAGGATTAGCAGCACGACTAATCACTTTAGGGGCACTTGGGTTACCAGGGTTATTTTCAGCAGCAGCACCAGGGCCACCAGGGCCACCAGGGCCACCAGGGCCACCAGGGCCACCAGCAGGGCCAGCAGCTGTCTCACTATCGGCCCATTCTTTCACGCCCTTTTGATAAATATCTTCACATCCAACATAATAAGCAAGTAACAGTTCACGTGCCTGATCTTTTAGAACATCAAGGACTGAAAACCCAGCAAACAAGATCTCAGTCTTAGGACCTTCAACATGCCATGACCCATCTGGTCTCTGAGAAACATTGAATATGGTCATTAAAAATTTAGATATATTAATTACATTATTCAAGTGAAATCCTAATAGTTGTCGTGAATATCCTTGCATGTTTTTAAATACAGGTTTAGATTTATTAACGGTTAGTTCTCCCTTTTCCTTACCTACACAGCTTCTAGGCTTATATAAGACTAAATCATCTATCTTATTCAATTTATCATCATCTTTTATTTGACTAAATGATGCTGATAGACGTTTTAATGCAAGAGAAAGATCATTCGCTTCCGATTCTTGACCGGATTCTTTTAATTCAGAAACAGTCATATATCCCTTGGCGGATTTTCCAACAAAGGCCTCTAATACCTTGATTGCCTTATTAAATTCGATCTCATCCACATTAATTATTGCACCTGCATTTAATTTGCCATATAGCTGTGCAATTGACTTTAATGGGACATACGATGATCCACGACCACCAATATCAGATGAGCATATACGTGTATTAGCTGGTGCCAATCCATTAAAGTCATTAATTGATGGTAAATCAAGTAAGTCCTTAGCTCGTTTTATGCAATGTGGCACATGTTTATATCCTACTGATCCATTACTTGGGTTTACATTATTAAGAATTCTAAATGTCTCGGCCAATCTATCGTTGTTTTTCGGTCCTTCCACTCTACTTTCACCATACCCCCTTGAATTTCTTTCTCTTTCATCAGATTCCTTAATTTTAAAGGGGTAATAAACTATCGAACTATCCGTATTTACTGCAAGTAGGGCGAATTTTTCAAGGATCTTTTCCATTTCAGTAGGAAGAATTTTATCAGAAGAACCGCTGGAAGTACTAATAATCCCGTATAAGGTAGAAGAATTATTTGCAATCTTATATTTTAAGCCATCTAGATAGTTTTCATGACGATCGCTTTCATCCTTCTGAAATACTGCACTTACTAATGAGGTAGTGCTACTACCACGCTTCTTGTCCCGTGTTTCAAGGGTTACTTGCATAGGAAATAATGAATACTGTTCTTGTTTATTAGTATATGCAGACGGTGGCTTATATTCACCAAGGCCTCCTAAAAGTTGCTCTACTTTAATTACCACGCGTTTTATTTCATATACATCTGATTTCTCATTTCTTACAAAAATATTAAGTTCTGCAGTTTCTTTAGAACTAATTCTATCGGTCTCCTGTTTTATAAATTTAAATAGCAGACTGTCGTTATTCATAAACTTGTAATACCCTGTATTTGCTGGAGGCAGTGTTAATTTATATTCTTTCAAGTATCTTTCAACTTCTTCCTCATCATACCTTCGTAAATAAAATCTAAGAAATTCAAATGCTCCAAGGGGCTCATTTCTGCTATATACCCTTAATCCACCACCTCCTTGGGGACGGGGAGCTTTAAATAATGGTAATGTGACTCCTTGTCCTGTAAATTCTCTGTCACTGTTTTTAAGAGTATCAGATATAGTTCTGCCCTGATTATCAATCATTTCTAGCCCAGTATCCTTTAGCACTAATAATAAAGAACCAAGGATTTGAAATATTACCACAAAATAAAAAGAAATGATCTTGGCATGTTGATGATGCAGTTTAGCACCAGGTTCTCCTCTTGAAGCATCAAGTCCCTTCTTTCTTAGTGCAGCTTCCTTTTTCATAACTCTTTGTGATCGAGTAACATTACCAGATGATGATCTTAATCTACTTAAATCTTCTGCACTTTGTGGAGGATCGAGTTGTTCCAGTTTCTGAAAATAAATTTCGCCAATCTTATTTCTCTTAGTAGTATATCCTAGGACGTGAAACTGAGAAGTAATTAGGTCTGATATAGCAATAACATAATCTCCAGGCTTCTCAGTAATTTCGAAAATTTCTCTGATGTCCCACTTGGAATACATGAATTTAAAAAGAGCATCTGACATTTCTCGTATTTCCTTTGCTTTTGCATGTTGTGAGAATTCATTTCCTGTTAGGGCACTTGATATACCACCGAATACTCCAGAAGACTGAGCGCCTCCCATACTACTTTGATGCAACAGTTTCTGTCTGGACAATGCCGCATTCCTTAGTCCAGCTTTCCCTCGACTCATCAATGCGTTTCCAGCACTTTAGCAAGGTCCCAGCGGACACATTGCATAGCGTAGCAATAGAGTCCATTGAAATATCAGTATATCCCTTTAGTCTTACGGCCTCTGCTAGAGCAGCCGCGGCAAGAGATGGTGGCATATGCTCTGCACAGAGCGACTTATCCTCGGAAATATCTGCAATCTTCGTTGCTAACATAAGAACAATTGCGAACTCAGATCTCTTTAGAGGGAGCTTGCTTAGAGGATGCGCAATGTAATGTGAGGCGCGTGTTGATTGTATTGCTGATGGAGAGCCGGAGAAACCCTTGAGTTGACCTTTCTGATGTGCTAGTGCAAGAACTTCTTGCACATACTTGAATGACTTGGTAAAATCGCTCGTCTTGATATTGAACATATCGGCGACATCCTTGGGTTTTCTTGGCTGGCCAACTTGCTTGAGTGCTGAGAATACGCAACTTGCCAGGATTGCTGAGCGAGAGAGGCCGCGTTTCTGGCAGTTGGCGGTGAGGGCCACATAGTATTCCTTGGCGAGATCGAGAATACCTGAATCAAGACCCTGATTGGATGCTGTAATTTGCAGGGTCTCAAACACGTGCAGGAGATTACGCTCCTTGTATGGGAGCATGTTCCAGGTGTGATAGCGGCGGATTTTGTTCATGGACCAGCGGGTATTCGCTGAGCCACCGGATTGCGTAGGGAGAATGACAGTGCCGAGACTAGATTCAGGGAATCTGTTGTCTTGTGGGGCTCCAACACGACAGGGGTCACCACCACCTCTGTCATCTTGGCTAAAATACCGGTATTCTGCAGTTAAATCTAGGCAACGGCTAATTACCGTGCCGCACCCGAGGCAGGTGCTTACATCCAGATGCTCCCAATCCTCAAACTTGGATTCGCATGTGGGGCAGGAGGCTACACCTTTTTCGGGGACCTGGTGATTTTCGGCCCAGGCGGATTCGAGGTAGGTGTTCATGCTAAACTTTTTAGGCCTCTCAAGTTCAATTTTTGGTGAATGTTTAGTAAAAATTGAATAAATATATAGGCTATTTAAACTCACAATGACAACAATTATTGATTTTAAGATTCTTACTTGTAGATTAAAGGGTGATGGTAATGACGAGATTCCAAAAATAATGAAAGGCTTTGACGATACTGTAAATGATCATTTACAGAAAGGTTATACCCTACATGGGACTACTATAAAAGATGGAACAAGTGCCCAATATCAGACATATTCTCAAGCAGTAATTAAATATTCAGGGTTTATATCTGACCCGATAATTAAACAATATAAGCTCCAATGGTGTTATTATGGTGCTTATACTGATGATAATATTAGAATTGCATTTGAGCGAAATATTATTGATGACATTCGTAATGGCTACACCCTTCATGGGAATTTACATTATACATATTATGATTCTGGTCACAGCACACATTGTTACTCCCAAGCTCTGGTAAAAATATCTAGCCCTAAAGTTACATTAGCGGAAGATTTAGAAGGTATGCGCCTAACTATTGCTAAGCAAGCAGACAGCCTTGCTGATTTTCAAGAGGAAGTGGGTAATCACAATAGGGCAATTGCAGAAGTTCGTCTTGATCTAGAGTCTCAGGGAAAAATTATTCGTAGGCAGAAACGACTAATTGATGAGTTAACTGTAGCACTAGATAATGTAAAGGACACTCATACTACAGCAACCAAACCAACCGAAGTGAATTTAACTAATACAATTAAACCTGTAGTTCCACAACTAGACTTTCTGGATATTTAGTTATACTATATAAATGAGTAAATCATTAATAGAATAAATGACTCAACCTTCCGATTCAGTTACATCTAGTGCCTCGGCAATAGCTACCGCTTCGGCAACAGGCTTCGCCTTTGAGCGCCGCATCGGTTATGTTCTAGAGCAAATCAAAAAAACTCTAGAGCCTGGGTGGACCTTTGTTATTAGAGGAGAACAAGAAATCAGAGAGCATTTCAAGGAACCTAGTTTGAATGGGGTGGATCACATGATTCAAGTGCAGAAGCCTAACGGCGAGCAGCATGTTTTTTTGCTCCAGGAAAAATGGAAGCTTATTACAAATCAGCGCGAAGTCAGCCAATTCCTTGATTGTTGTGCACGTATCTTGGCACGAATGCCTGAGTATGGTGGAACCATACATAGAATGTGGATTTCCAGAACAATCCCGTCAGCAAATGGGGAGAAGTCGCTGCAGGAAGGCCAGTGTATCTTAGTGCAGACATGCACCTCCCAGACTATGCTGGCGATAAATACAGCTCTAATGCTCTGTGAAGTTCTAGGGCGCCGTGATCTCGCGGTTGCTCTTATTGAATCTATTGGGTCCTTGATGCCATCAAAAGAAGAGGCCATTGCTGATCCTAAGTCTGCCCAGAGCACAGACCCAAATACCTTTGAGCCTATCAGCGATTTTGGTGAAAAGCGAGTCTTGCCAATCACGAATAAGACGGTGGTGATGGTAAAGAAGGTTGGTTAGCAAGGCGATACTGGTGCTGCCTCTCTCTGACACCTCGCCAATACTCTGCACTATACACTGAGTATCTGTAGAGCAGCTCCTCATGAATGTTCGGCCTCTCTGGCACATAGTGGCCAGTTAGCGAATTAATCTTTGGAAGAACCATTGGGCCCAGGCTTAGCTTTGAGGCCTTCTGGTGTTGCTGAATCTGACCCTTCCAAAGAAGAAGCTCATTGAATGGTTTCTGTGGCATACAGCTAATAAAAATCACGATGCCTTCATTTTTTATTGAAGGCATCGTAAGGTGGAGGATATTTGAATGTTCTAAATTGTGAAATAGGAGGTATAGGCATTCTTGGTGCAAGGGCCCTTATAGGAGGCCTCAATTCATATGTGCTTACTGCTTGAATAGGTGTATTGAGCTTAAGAACCACAGGTTCTTGCCTAAGAGGCGGGTAAGGAACTATCTGTATATTTCTAGATTCTGATTCATCTTCAAGAGTGTAAATTCTCGCAAGAAGAATAAGTGTTAAAACAGCAATAGCAAGGCCTGTCATTGTTAGTTTAAATCCATTCGAGTTTAGTATAGCGGTTCGCTGTTCTTGCTGATATTGCTCAACAGTTTGATTTAGAGGAATTGTTCCTCCTGTAGGAGGCATAAGTGCAATTCCTGTTATACATAGTATAACAGATCCGATAAAGCTTACAAAGAGAATTCTTTTATACAACATGTTCAAGGTAGTTTGGCAGTTTTACCGTGGCTAATATATCAATTTTTATTAAACTCTCCAGTCTCTTAGACCCATGAGCCTTGAAGAAACTGCGGCATTCTGGAGCCAGTGAGATCCATCATGCACTGTATGAACATAGTGCATTGTGGGCTCTACAGACAAAGTGTAACCAGCCTGGATTGCCTGCCTCATAAAGAAAATACTGTCCGTTCCTACAATCTGCTCTTCAGGGAGATCGGGGAAATGCTTGATTACTTCGCGTGGCCAAATACAATTTCCGTCATTCAGAAGAAAATTCCAGCCTTTTGTGGCAAGAACTGTATTCCAGTTCTCACGAGAAATTCGCATTCCACTAAATTGCCTTGTCTTATCTTCAGTTGCACCAGTTGCGAGATCTAGGTGGACAATATTTCCCGCACAATAAATTGTCTTATTTGCTGCCTCTCCATCGCGTTCCTTGCATTTTAAGAAGGCTTCAAAAAATTCGGGCTCGAATTTGTTGTCACTATCTAATACGGCAACCCAGGGTGATGGGGCCTTGAGAAGACACTGCCTCTTATTTCCATAAACTCCTAGCTGTGAATTATTCTGATAAAGTCTCAGCTTTATATTACTGTCTAGTTCAAGCTCACACATCACATTAATGTCCTTGCCGTTCTCATCGCTGATTACTACATAGGCTACATTGGGATCTGCCAAATACTTTGGTACCTGGTCCTGTAAGAATGACCAGCGGTCCATGGTGGGTATTGCGACGGTTAAGGCCATCTCTATAGATCTATAATGTTTTCTTTAGATAAATAGATGGATATTAGATTACAGCATATTCTACTAGGGGTCCTAGTGCTTACTATTGGTATGTATGTTCTTAAGGTATCATATGATTCATTTGAAAATCCTCAACCAGATCAAGTAATAGCAAGTGCTGCACAACAGGCCCCGGTTATTGCACCTGGAAATATACAAGACGCAATTAGTGGAATCAATATTGCAATTGCTCAGAGACCTGATATAATTGCAGCAGTAAAACAAATTATAGCAGATCCTAAAATTAATGCAACACTCTGGAATGTTCTAAGCACTATTAGACGCCCAGCTAACTAATTGTATTTTATTTCTGTTATCTAAATAAAAATGAATCATATGATGACAAATATATTATTAGGAATACTTGCACTTACTATTGGTATGTATGTTCTTAAGGTATCATATGATTCATTTGAAAATCCTCCACCTGCATCTGATGAAACACATGCAAATATTACTGGTGCTCATAGGAAGGCTCCTGCCGTCGATCCAAAGGTGGTAGATAGTATTAAAACTAGTCTTAAGAATTTTATAAGAGAACGTCCTGATTATATTCAAACTATTAAGCTTGTTTTACGAGAACCATTAATTAAAAAGACATTTGGTGATATTATATATAGCGTTAGAGTCTAAATAATACTATATTAATTGGCATAATACTAATTCCTTGATAGAAGATTTAGTATCTGTATTTAATTTCCCTAAGGAAATCAAGATGAGTGGGGCTTCAGAAATGAAAATGGGAAATGATGGGCGAGCAAATGTCTTACCTGTTACCGAGGCTTCCGGTCCTGGTTACTTAGGACCTCAATACAATCCTGCAGATGAAATGTTACCGCCGGCTTCCATTGGTGTTAAACGTGGTGGCGACTTGAATGATGTTCTAGGTGCAGTAAAGGGTATTGTTTACTATGGGGATATGGTAGGTTTTGGTGAGGCTTCGAGTAACTTTACACGGGGCATGCCTGGCTTGAAACCTCTGGGTGTGAATTATTTCGTGAATTCTGGTCTAATTTGCAGTAATGGTGCAACTATGTGGGAATATGTTCAGACAATTCCAACAGGCGGTGCTCTAGGGGAGAAGATTAAGAATGCAATTAGAGGCGTTGGCCTTCCTCAACTTCGTGGTATGGCCCCAGGTATCTTAGAAGATGCTCAATCAGCATTGAATCCATTTCCAGTTATTAATGCGGTAGTGGGGAGTGGCTATCCTCAGTGTCGTCTTGTTAAGAAAAAGGTGGGTGATTTTGATGGAAATGTCTATAATGTGGATGGTGTTCTTTTGGTTGATCCGGTTGGCCTCATTCAAGAGTCTGATGGAAATTACCAGGAGCGATGGATTCAGGATAGAGAGGTAACTGGAAACCCCAGGCCAGGTGAAACCGCAGATGAGCATTATGCTCGTGGTGATCCTATACAGCTTGCCTATGATGAATGGGATAAGGCTCCTAAAACTCATGGAGAAAATGGCTGTATTAAAGATATAAAGGTCAATCCGCCTAGTGCTAAGCTAGTAGAACCTTCGTTTTGTGCTAAGTCGCGCGAGACAAAGGCAGCTGCAGTTAAAGGCACAGCTAAAAAGCAAGGCTCTAGCCAAGGCTTTGAGGATTACAGACACCCTGTGCAAAAAATGTTATCTTTATCTGTTGCAGCAATTTCTGTTCTAGCGCTCGTTGCATTTTGGGCAACTAAGGCGCGTAAATAAGTTGTGTGGACCACAAAGCATTTTTATAGGATCTTGCTTCATGATAGCTGGTTTAGGAATATTCCGGGCCATATCGCGATATGTTACATTCTCATACCATGTTTTCCTTGAAATACGGTCTGATAAATTATAGGGATTGAAGATTCCAGGCTTGGTTGAAACATACCAGGAGAATCCTGCATGCTCATGATCTTTTTTCTCCATTCGCTTTTATAAAAAATAAGCACAAATATGATTCAATTTTATTATATATAGTAGATGTCGGTTCCACCAGTTTCTCCAAATGAAATATTAGATCCTGTAGAAAATTTAATAGAAAACAATGTATATTCTGTGAAAATGTTCGATGAAGATACTAGGCGTTATAAACCTATTGGGGATCAACACCTTCCGTATATGCTCAAAACAAAGGGTGAAAAATTTAAATTTGAAAGAATAGATCGCGTGCATACTTTTAATATTCATAAAGACGATATCAATAAGTATACGTTTTTTAAACTAGGGCAAGAAGCGCCAAGGCCACCAGCAAGGCCACCAGGGCTACAAGGTGGTAGACGTAGAACTCTTAGAAAGTCCTGTAATATGCGTCGAGCTATTACTAAAATACTTTCAAGAAAGTGTAGATTAAAGAACTTCAAGTCAAGAAGATTCAGAAAACATTAGCTAAAGACAACGTTATAGTATATTATATGCAGTTCCAGAAATTAGGAGATCCTATCAGATACATTACGAATTATCATCTTGGATCAATTCGCAATGTATTATTAGGAGCAGGGTTATGTTTTGCAGTGCAGAATGAGCGATATACGCATCTACCGATAATTTTCCTGGTTCCATCGATTTACGCGGGATATAATTTGTTTGAGAATAAGGATAATGTGGTGGAATGGCTAAAGAAATTTAAGACCGAGGTGAAGAAAACTTTTTTCTAAAAAATACATAATAAAATTGACCTCGTTATGGTCCCCTGATATCGTATATCCATGGACCATAAGTATGTGCTGGCTTTTGAGGGCGCAAACTACCCTAGCTACGATGCATATCTCGGTAAGTATATCAAGCACTATGTTCTACCTCTTCATCTAGGTGACTATGTCTTCGCTAAGGTCACTGGGATTACGGAGCAGGATTCAAGTGTAGTATTCTATACGGATGGTGGGGATGTTATTTATACGCGGAGTAAGATGCCTGATGCTTATACGGGTTATTAGAAATGACCAGCAAAACCTATAAATTAATCAGAATAATATGAGTCATCTTCATCATCCTCATCCTCATCATCATCCTCATCTTCATCATCATCATCATCTTCATCTTCATCTTCATCATCCTCTTCCTCTAAAGAATTTCCATTTATATCATTCTTAGCATAACAATTTTTTACAAAGTGCCCCTTTCTACCACATTGTGTGCAACAATCACTGGCAGCCCAGAGTTCCTTTTGTAGATTAGATTCTTGTATTTCATCTAATTTCTCAGTAACATATGCACCACCACGGACATTATCAATTCCATATTTAGCCATATATTCCTTGACTACCTTATCCTCTTCAAATGGACTTACCCCCTCTCTTGATTCTACTAGGGACATTGGCTTGTGCTTTTTTGTCCAAGCAGATCCTTGGCCACTCATGTGTTGCTGATATCTACCGATTACATCATTACTCTTTCCTACATAATATTTACCTCCTTGAAGTTTAAGGACATAAATATTAGTTGTCGCCATGGTATTATTTGAATTTAGAGATTTAAGTTATCAATTTTAGGCTTTTAGGAAAAAGCCAGCAAACACACCAAATAAAATTGATATTTTTAATACACTACTAGTGAATTACAAATGTCTTGTTATGGCAGGCCAAATCCAGTAGGGCTTGAAAATATGGGTCAGCCATGGAAACAGCCAGAGTTAGATCAACTCTTACAAGAGATAAAGGAGAAAAAGGATTATGAGACAATTGCAGCTGCACATAAGCGTAAGCCAGGGGGTATTATTAGTCGTCTTAGAGTCCTTGCAGCAAATTTCCATTTGGATGAGAAAAAAACAATTGAAGAGTGTGCTGAGATTACTGGACTTGAGATATCAGATATTAATGATGCTATTGAAAAGCGTAAATACAATGATAGGGCAAAACTAAGGGCCGCAGAAATTAAGGAAAAAAATAAGAATCAGGGTGTGAGTGTCCCAGAGAGGCCGACTGATTCAGTAAATGAATTGCGCAAGGAAGTGAATGAACTAAAAAAAGATGTTAAGGAGATTCTCAGGCTTATGAATGCACTTTATGATTTTGAGGCTTCTCAGAGTTGATTATTGAAGAAGCCCTACATCTCTTCTACCAATTTCTTCTAGTAAATCTTCCGTTCTTCTTAATACATCAAGTGCATCACGCCTTAACTTTTTTCTAATATTTACATCATTTGCAGGAAATATACCATCGGGGTCATATGGATTATCAAAGTTAAAATTATCAGGTAGTGTAATATTTCTATCATGACAGATTGTTGAAAAGCAAGACCAATAGATTGGCTGAGCTGCCCTATCATCTTCAGGAGATTTAGTTCTTGCAAAAGTTCGTGCTAGATTTCTAATACTATTTACATCCTGTTGACCATGTATTACCTCATGCTGCATAAGATTCTCCCTAAATTCTCTATACTTTCCAATGGATATACGCGCTGGCATATAAATAAATATATTTTGCTATGGGTTCAAATTTATAACTATTAGCGTAGTCCGTCTGTAGATGTCTCAAATGCACTTGCATCAAAAACATTTATATCATCTATCCACATATGAATAATCGTCATTAGTGATAGACTTGGTGTATGTTCAAATGCAAGGGTGGACCACCACGCAGTAGCAGCTGTATCAAAATTCTGCCAATTCCAGTGTTCTAGAAGTGCATTAATACGACCTCTTTCAGTTACGGTGACTAATGTATTATTTAATTCATTTTCAAGAAAATCCCGTGTAATTCTAAAGCATACTTGTCTAATATCTCTATTTAAGCTATATAAGAACTCACGAAACTTATAAACATATCTTTGACCAGTTATTTGTCTTTGAATAATCACCTTATTATCTTCGTAAGACATCTTATAGTTACTAATGCCAAAGGGGATTTAGGTATTCTGCCTATCATTTATTGTTCTAAGATGTTCTAATGCCCCCTTTTCTATTCTCTTATTAAAAGCCTTAAGTTTTTTCTTTATATCATTATCATCAGGGTATAATCCATCAGGGTCATAGTGATTATCGCGATTAAAGTCTGCAGGTAATTCATTAACATTTAGATCATTTCTTAAATAAAATATACTTAAAAATAACCTATAGTATATTGGCTGGGCCTTTTTATCATCTAATGGTGATTTTGTTGCAGCAAATATACGAGCAAGTCTTCTAAGTCCATCCATCGTTTGAACCCCATTGGTTTCTTCGTATTGTTTTATATATTCCTGAAATTCTTTCCATGTTTTTTGTGATACCATCTAATTAAAAATATATGTAACTCTTTACACCCATTAGATCCTTTAGTATTTATATTATTCTGTTATATTCTAACACTCACTCAAGAACAAGGACGCGGGTAAAAGGAGAACCCTTAAATGCATCGCCCTCATTATACGAACCAAGAACCTGCTTGGTATTCTGATAGCCGATGATATTCACAATGGTTAGATTAAGATACATCTTATCATTGTTATCATAAAGGAGGCGCATCTTCACCCTGTCTCCCACCCTGAACCTATTTCCAAACTGGCGCTCGGTTAGTGGATGCCAAATGCGAACATCATTACGCCAGTGACTAGAACTATCCCTGGTATCCTGATAGATCGGCTGGGGCAGCACTGCATCAGCATCAACGCCAAAGTTACGGGTAAAGTCCATGGGAATACTTACCTTTACCCCAACACTTCACTCAAATTTACACCCGCACCCTGAGCTCTTCTAGGACCGCCATGAATTCCTTGGAACTCTCTTCAGGCCACGCCTCAATATCATACATCTCCCACGAACCCGTTAACGGGTTGATGAGAGCAGCCTTTTTGCACTCGCGTGGCATTGTTCCATGGCGACCTATGCATACATAGGTCAAAAGTTGTAGGAGATTCTTACATGAACCTGCCTCACGAAGATCTGCTGGTTTTACATGTGTTCCACACTTTAGTTCAATAAATAAGTCATCTACTACCATATCAATTTCGCCAATAATAAGACTATTCGATTCTAGAGAAACATCGCCCTTTATCTCAGATTTAGAGGAAACGCCTGCAACTTTCACACAACTACGAATTGTAAGCGCAGCAGGTTCTAGGATAGTTCCAATAAATTCCTCCAGATCTTCAGGGAGCCCTTGCCTCAAGTGAGCAGGTGCATCAACCGCTTGAATTTCACCAACAACATTTCGGAGATAGAAATTACTTGTCTGAGACAATATATACTCATCCTTAATATTTTTAACTTCCTTTTCGAAGCATTTATCAATTCTTCTGCGAACACCTTCCCAAATTTCCTTAACTCCAGGAACCATATTACGCATACGACCACTAAACATTGCAATATACCTTGAGGCAGTTATATAGCGTTCAAGGTCGCCATCAGGTTCCTTTTCCGAATTTAAGAACCAAAGGTCAAGTTTCATGAGTCGTGTTTCAATATCTTCATACATTGTATCCCTTGATAGATATAGGCCAGTGAGGCTAAATAGTTCCAGAATAATATCCTGAAGGGTCTTAGATCTTCCATTACAAAGTAGTTGCTTTAGTTTCCAATCTACAAAAGTTCCAAATGCCAATTCACGATTTCTCTTTTTCATTTCAGTGTAGACATCTTCCATTGGCATTGATTGGCCACGGCTTTCACTGATAATAGTAATCTTTTCACTACACTTTATTGCCCTCTCATATAGGTCTGGATGTTGAGGAAGTTTTCTCACAAGCTCCGTTACTCCAATTGGCCTAAGTCTTCCTACTTCATAATCAGATTCATCTTCTCCCCAATATGTGGTACTCATTACAGTATCTATCTTGGTTCCTAGTCTAGCAAACAGGCGGCATCGCCCGCCCATATTGGCATTTGCAAAGATATACAGCTCCTCAGCTGCACGCGTTACACCAACATATGCCAAATTCGTTTTCTCTGCATAGAATGCCTCGCAATCTTCCTCTTCTCCACGGATTTCATATAGACTATCGCTCATATTGATAATTGCAACAACATCCCATTCAAGACCCTTAGATGCATGAAATGATGAGCATTGAATCGGTGCATCTGTATCTTTTGGATCATAATCAAAAGTGATAGTAAGACATGTCTCATCCTCCTTTGCAATTTGATGAATGTCAAAGGAATATCCATCGCGGCGGCTATATCCACGAAGTAAGCCAGTAATCATCTGAAATGATGCACACTTGAGAATTGGAAAGATAAGGACAACCGATTTTCTATTTTTCTTTGCCTCTTTAAGAATTGGTAGAAGTGTGAGTGCGACTAGCTCTTCATATTCTCCAATTCCCTTTCCAGGGCTTTTGGCATACTCAAAGTATCTTGGCTTGTATCCTATAGCAGCATTCTTAGGGGCAGTCATAGGAAGAATGTGTCCATCCTTAATCTCCTGCTTGAATAGACGATTTACAAACTGAAGGATATGTTTAGAGCTTCTGAAATTTGTAGTAAGTTGAAAGCATTTAAGGTCCGAGATAATTTCCTCGAGGCGTGTTCTCAGAAATTCATTAGAAGTTCCACGGAATCTGTAGATATTTTGGGCTAGGTCACCGATGGCGATGACACGAAGAGATGGCTGAATTTCCTTGAACTGCTTGACGAAATCAAACTGAGCCTCATCTAAATCCTGAAATTCATCCACAATTAAGAGTTTGTATTCAAGAAGAACACTGACTAGTCGCGGGTCCTTATTCGTCATAAGATCAAGAAAGAATTTAACACCTTGCTCCATTCTGGCATCATAGAGACCAACTGGTTCAGGAGGTTCTATTTTTGCCTGATTGAGGATTTTGAACATAGTTGCATTGAATGTTCCACAAAGAACTCTTGTCCATCGCTCCATGATTTTTCTCAACTTTGTCTTAATCTGGTCAGATGCAAATCGGGTGAATGTAATAAATGCAATCTTATGTTCAGGTGTTCTCTTTGAAACAATCTCATCTTTTACCAAATGTGACATTGTAGAGGTCTTACCTGATCCTGCCGCTGCAAGGACCTTAAAGCTTCCAGTTGTTTGAGCAAGGATTGTTTCTTGCTCATCAGTGAATTGCATCTTACGTTATTATATGATAGGGGCTTTATATGCTTCAATTTTACTTACGACCCTTACGTGTCCTATTCTTGTAACCCCGGTTTTTATTTTTACGAATTGTTCCCTTATTACGAATTGTGCCCTTATTATTTCCACGATATATTCTTTTAAAACTCGGATCTTTCTTAAATTCTCTAAGAGTTGCATTTACCTCATTAATATATGGATCATCTTCAAATAAAGTTGCAGGATGTTCTCCATGTGCGGCAGCTAGATTCGCCATAAGGGCAGGGGGTGGTCTACCAATTGGCGACATAGATCCAGTATCTATTAAAGAAAAGCTGGAATCAATGGATTTAATTTGAGCCATACTTAGAGTAGTATTGTTTGTAGAATATTCTAATTCATTTTGCCTCACTAAATTTGTAGCATAGTGACTAGATGCTATAGAATTTAAATTACTCACATATGGACTACTACATGCACCTAAAATATAAATACCAGGCCCTCTTCTTGCATTAACTAGTTGTATAACATCTTCAATAAAAAGAGGCTTTCTAGGATCATACTCACTAGAACTATATACTACTGTCGCATCATCATGCACATTACGTTCAGAAAGATTAAACACTCCTAATCTATACATTGGCTTTTTATCATAAAATACACATTTATAATTGGGATATGTTGTTCCAGGACCGGATCTATGTATTCCTGATAAAAGAGGAGATTCCCAGCTTTGATTGTATGCCTTCATTGATTCATTCGGTGAATCAATTAACATAGCATTTTTGTAATGTTTCTCGTTAGATAGAAAAATTCGTTCAGTATATTGATTCACAGTGCATATTTCTCCATTTACAATATTAATCATAAACGTATTTGGAGGTAAGACAAATGAAGGATATGTCACAGGATTACTATTTCTTTCTGGTGCATTACATTGTGCATAACTAGAACATGTTGCCGCATGACATGCTATATAGTAAATATTTAGACTACGTATATAATCTCTAAATCCAAACCACTGAGCTTTTATTTCCTCAGATAAATCCGGTGGCTGGGCTTTCACGGGAGGATTATTTCTAATGGCGTCTGCAAATTTAGAAAGTTTAAGTGTTTCTTTTAATATTTTACTTTCTTCAGACTTAGATAACCCCTTTTTTCTTGCATAATTTTTTACGTTTTGTTTATATTTTTTCAGGCTCGCATCCATCTTATCCAACTAATA